TAATTAGAATATTTATTTTTCGGTGTACCAAACAAAGGAAATACCAATGACAAACAAATGAAATTCCAAACAATGTTCGTCGGCGTCGTCTGATGCTGATTCAATCACAACGTGATCCATTGTTGAATTCCAATAATTTACGCCAATTAAACAACCGAAAATCGGGTAAATAATAGTATTAAAATTTAATCTCATAACTAATAATATTTTTTGTAAAGGTACAAATATAATTCCCAACATTTATTATTTGCCTGGATTTTGGAATATGTTTCCGGTGACAAAATCCGGGTGCCGCGATTGTTTATTTCAACGCGTAAACCTTTCAATGTTGGGTGTTGTGATACCTTTATTTCGTTTTTTAAGCACCATTTAAGCGCCTTTTGGTGTTCCGGTGTGGGTTGTATTGCCTTTGCCATTAAAATAGTTTTGTTTGAATTAATGGTTTTGTAAATTGATTCGCCATTGCTTTCGCGATTCCCATAAATGTAACACTTCGCGCGTCGTTTTCTTTTGCCTCTGAATACCATTTCGGCATTTTTTTTCCGCTTTTAAATGTTATGAATTCGCCTTTGTCAACAATTTTTGTGGGTTGTAATTTATTTAAATTTTTAAGCCATAAACAAGTTGATTTTTGAAATGAATCGCTAAAATAGTATGGTTGAATTATTTGATCCGGTTTTCTGTAAATTTTCGACATTATTCCGATTGGATTTTCAATTGCAATTTTATCAATTGGCGCGTAAACCAATGACATAAAGAATTCAATTGCTTTTTGTTGCCGGCCGTCTTTTATTTTTTCTTTGAAATGTTTTGCGCCCGCAACCGCTAAATGTGTACACGGCGGGAATGCAATCATCAAATCCCAATTTTGGTCAATATGTTTTAAAACGTCATCTTTTATGTGCCAATTTTTATTTTGTCCGGTTGTTTGTAATATATCGCACGAAAACGCATTGTGTCCCAACAACCGCAGTTCGTTTGTTACTCTTTGACTAACTTCGCACGCAACCAAAATGTCCATAATTAAAACGGGATATTATCTTTTATCACTTCAAATTTTTTTGTTTCCAAATCAATGTCTTTATAAATCCCGCCATTGTTGAAATCCGGTGCAATATCAAAATCGCCCAATTGTCCATTTTCTTTTCGTTTGACCTTTTCAATGTATATTTTTACAACGTCGGATTTGAATTTAGTACGTTCACCAATGCAGCGGTAAACAATTAAACCGTTGTAGGCTTTATTGAAAAAATCGGCGGATCCGCTTATATCATAAAGCGTCGGTTTTTTATACCGTCCATTTTCTGATTCTATTTTGCGCGGGTGCGCCACCAAAAACAAATGCGTGTTTGTTTGTTGACAAAATTGTGTTATTTCAGAAAGCGCCCGGCCAATATATGAATGGTCCCGTTGCGCTGAATGGTCTAACATATTCCACGGGTCAATCACACAAACGTTGATTCCCTTTTGAAATACTAATTCTTTAAAGGCATTTAAAATCCCTTTCAATGTTAAATTTTCCAAATCTATTTTCACCCAAAAAAAATGGTCTTGAATGAAATCTTTTGTTTGGTTTAATTGGTCGTTGTTGCAATTGGTTTCGTTTAATTTATTCGCGATGCGTTTAATATGGCCCTCGTATGGAAACGATTCCGGCGCAAACATCGCGCAACGCATATCGTATTTGAGCGCCATATTACAACAAATTTGGTCCATTACGTCCGATTTACCGGAATTCGGAATCCCGGTCACAACAGACCATTGACCCAATTCCATTTTGAAATAATTATCAGCGTTTGGTAAGCCAATAGAATAGTTTTTGACGCCGTTTTCGTTATAAGTTAAAACACTTTGCCATATATTATCTAAATTCAACACGCCTTCCAATGGGAAGTTTTTAGCCGTTTTAATGACGTTTCGTAAAGTTTCGGCCCCTTTTGTTGTCAATATCTCGTTGGCGTCCTTAAAGTCCCCAAAATCGACGTATTTACAACGATAGGCACCGAAGCGACGCGCTAATTCATTACGCAATTGAATCCCGGGGTTGTCATTGTCGGTGCAAAGAATGATTTCTTTTTTGTCTTTGAAGTATTCAAAGCAGTTGTCCAAATATTCCAAACGTTGATTTCCTTTTGATGCGCCGTTCGGAACGGAACAAACGGAATAAATCCCGGCCTCGTGCAATGACAATGCGTCAATTTCACCTTCAACAATGAATATTTTTTCCATTGTTTTAATATTGTCAAGGCCGTAAAATATTAATTCAGCGCCGGAAACCATTTTGAAATTCTTTTGCCCGTCACGATATTTGACATTTATCAAATCATTTTCGCGGTAATAATTGAAATTAATCGCGCGGCGTTTTTTACCTACTTGCGGAAAGTATTCCAATGATTCGCCAATTTTCCAATGTTGAAGCGTTGGTTCTGAAATGCCACGTTCACCGAACCATTTGACAACGCGTTCGGTCAAATTGACTTTTATTTTTTCCGGACGGACAAATTCTTTTTTCTTTTCAAATTTAGTTGTGCCGGAAAACCCGCAGTTGTGACAATTGAATAAACCTTTGTCAATATCAACGGACAAACATTTGTCGCGTTTGTTTTTTCGTGTGTGGCTGCATTGTGGACATTGTGTTTTTATTTTACCGGTCGATTTGTTGCCGATGTCAATGCCGAAATCGTTAAATGTTTTCATTGTTTATTGTTTTTCAAATGCTAAACTAAAAAAATATTTTAAATTTTAGGTAAATAATAAAATAAATTTTCAATGTTTTTTAAATCGGTGTTTTTAATTTCAAAATTTGATGTTTTCAATGGAAACGTTGTTCCGTCTTTTAATGTTCTGATTGTGCCTTTTTTTATCAACGTTGCAACTTTTAACAATTCTTTTTTGCCAATGTAACCGCAAATGGTCAATTCATTTTTCCGCTTGTTAAGTGAACAAAATATATAAATATCACAATTATATTTTATTTGATGCACCACGAAATTGTTGACGAAATAATCTCGAACGTCAACGGTTCGTCCCATTGTTTTAACGTCAATTTTTAGGCCTTTATATTCAAAATCAAAACCGCCGTCAAAACCATTTTTAAATTGGTGATCAAAACCAAACAATCGTTTCACCATTATTTCACCAATCAATCCAACGAATTGTTGTTCTTTTGAACCGTTGAATTCAAAGCGGTTTCCGATATTATGTTGATTGACGAAATGCCAAACATCATTTTTTAGTTTTTCCGGGATTTTGAATTTTTTATAATTCATTCAAAACGTATTTTTTTAATTCCTGGAATTCGTTTGTCATCATCAAACCGCGGATTTGGAATTCGTGAATGTCGCCGTTTTTAGTTTTGGCGCCGATTTCCTTTTTTCCGTTGGACGGGTTTTTGTATATAAAAAATTCTTTAAGGTTTTTAATTTTAGTAAACCCAACCGGTTTTTGTTTTGCCTTATGTTGGATCATAAATCGGTCAATGTACTTAATTCCGTTTTTGTCGGTGTTTCTTAATTTTAGAATTGATAAAAAATTGTTTTGCCAGAATTCGTCATTTCGCAAATTTTTAGAAACATTGTAAACCTCGCGCAAATCGTAACCGTCCAACCTTTGCAGTTTGTCCAAACAATCCAACCATTTGATTTTTTGGGTTTCGGTTTTGGGGCGGTATTTCAAATCAAATAATGCTGCAAAATGCGGAAACGCCGTTTTTGTTTTATCGTCAAATCGGCGCTTTTCCGATTTTGTGGTATATTCTTTTTTTAGTATTTCTTTATTAGTATAGTTTATATTAGTATTACTTTGTTGCGGATTTACCGCAGCGGTAAAAACCGCCGCGGTTTTTCCGGCGCCGGTTTTTCCGGTTGCGGTGTCATTTAGATGATAATTATATCCCGCGAATTTTCCGCCCTTGCGAACTTCAACGCGCACCAAAAAACCCGTTTCAATCAATTCTTTTATTCTTTTATTAATGGCGTCTTTGCCCTCTTTAAAATGGCCGCAAATGAATTGCACGGTCATTTCGGTGTTTGAATCGTGAGAAAAAAGCCAACAATATAAACCGGTCGAAGTTGCTGAAATGCCTTTGTGTCTAAATATAGCATTCGGAACAACCGTAAAA